CGTTACTGTTAATATCAAGGTTGTACTTCCAGTTGATCATAAAGACGATCACTTCTTTCATTGTGCCAGAGACCTTAGAGTTCAAGGCACCAAGTTGTGCTGTTTGAGAAGCATTTCGGATCTCAAGAGCAACACCAGAAGAATCTTGTTCAGGGGACAGCATACGAATACCCATCTTAGCCATTTCTTGAACAGTAGATTCAATTGCTCTGTCCATGTCTGCCAAGGCGTCTGTTGGAGTAGCAAGAACAGTAATGTCTTCATCTTTACCAACGCGTAGCCAAGAGCCTAAACCTGAACCAACAAGCGTCTCAAAATCTTCGTCTGTCATATCTGCTTTTACAATAGGTGTATAAGTAGCAGCACCCATAAGAAGGTGGTTACGACGTGATACTTTATTGTACAAAGCAATTTCACGATCAATCAACGGCATAAGGATTGGTTCAATTGGCTCAATTTGGCCATTCAGAGGCCAAGCAGGAATTTCTTTAATATTCTCGCCCCAAGATTTAGGATAGATAGTTGCACCAACCTTCTTGAAGCTCTTTGAGATAGAGTCGTTATACTCTTGAGCAACTTCACCGTTAGTTACCTTAACAATATCTGCGTTACCCACTGCTTCATATATGTCAATAGCAAAACTGCCATTTTTATCAAGGTAGTGGTCGCTTACTGTATCAACCAGATCAGCGTGCCAAGGGTTATCATCAGTAAACCTTTCAACAAGGTAACGGGTTACGAAACGAGTAATTGTTTTTGTTTTGGTAATTGGGTGCATACCTGTCTTAACGTTAATAACATTTTCAGCTTTAATTAAAACAGGGTAAGGAGAAGTCATATTCCTTTGCTCTTGATCCATTTCCTGCCAATCATCATCAGAAAACTCAGGGTAATCTACATAGACCCAACCACGAGAAGTTTGAAGCTCTTCCCAAAGGGCTGTATCAAGAAAGTTAAACAAGGAAGAACCCTCAAGTGTAAAGTTGTTTTCAATCCAATCTTTAGCGGCATCTGGAACTTCATCTGGCAAATCAAGTAAAGACTTCTTTCTCAACAAAGCACTAATAAGTACCTTGGAGTATTGAGCAGTCAAACCCGGAAGTTCAGCCTCAGCTTTAAAGAAGTCATACTGTGCTTGACTCATAGTAGTTGAAAATGGGACGAGTAAATTTTCAGCAAAATCAAGTACACTCTCGTCGTGTAGCTTGGCAGTTGTCTGTCCTTGAAGTACTGCTCTGGAACGCTGCCAGAGTGGTTTGATAGCTAAATAAGAATCAGAAGGATCAGCAACAGATTTCTTAACAGCCTTAGGTGACCTTTTGATTTGAGCCATTTAGGTCTCCTTTTAAATTATAATTATAATGAAGATTTCTATTATAAAAACTTACTTTACAAGTGTATTATTAAGTATTCTTATATAATAGGGAAATCCCTACCTATTATCATTAGTCGGCAGTATTATTTTTGTTTGTTATCATGGTACTACCCTTGGGTTTGTTTGCCCAAAGGTAGTTACCGGTTTTAGATGACTTTCAGCATTTAGCTGTCATCGTTAAGTGTTATCATTAGTCGGCAGTATTTTCCTAAATATTCTTTTTCTTCTTCCAGATCTGATCTGGGCTTGGTAAAAGGTATAAAAAATAGGACCAAAATATGAAAAGCATAATTAGTGTAATGAACATCAACGGGCTTACCTCAGTTATGTTAACTGTGCCACCTTCTTTGTTCTCCACCTTAGTTTCCGATGTATCTTGCCGGATTGTGCCAGCGTTATTATCTGCTCGGACTTGAGGCCGGACAGTACTAGTAACGCCTGTGTTATTGCTAGCTTCTTGCCCTACGGCAGCATCAACATTAGCTGCAATATTAGGGCCTCCCCCTGTCAATAGGCTGATTGGGTTGAGTCCCCCGCATCCAGCTGTCAACAGTAGGCTGACGAAAACCAAAGGAAGGAAGAGCGAACGCAGCGACGGGCCATACAACAATTGCAAGCTCCTCTGTTTTTCCAGTACCCGCCAAGAAAAAGCATCCAGCGATTAGTACCGCTGATAGTTCTCTTGACCAAGTACGTTTTGTTGGTACTGCAACAGGATTGTCCAATACTACTGTGTCATTCATGGGTACACTTCTCTAAATAGCTCAAAGTGAGGGCCATCAGGGAAGGTTCCCGGATAAGCCTTAGCCAGAGCCTTACCAGAGTCATTCCAGAAACGTGTGTCTCCAATACGCCAGTTACCGCCCCATCGGATAGCCACGTTGTGCTTCTTAGCTGCCGCAATGACAGCGTCTGCGATAGGGTAGTACTGATCCCAGTCTTCCACGTTGGGGACACCATCACCATCTACATCACCGCTGAATGGGTAAGGTAGCAAGTCAACAGCATGCCCTGTAATGTGTCGTGAGTTCATTGTCTGAGACTTACCTTTGTTTACCAGCATACGCTGCCGTGAAACAGACCGTAGGCCCTCAACAACTGAGAAATCTTGTCCAGAGTTCATAATAGCAGTCATCATAACCTTTACTAATTCTGGGTGAACACCCTTTAGTTTATTTTTACTCGAATTTCCAAATACATAGATCATTTATTTTCCTTTATTATTCTGGTGGTGTAGGCCACTCTGGGTTTGCAGGATCTTTTGTTTTACTAGGCAAATCACGGAGTGCCTTACGATAAGTAGACCATTCAATTCGGTCTACTGGTGCGTCAGGAACTTGCGTCCAGTCAGTGTTACTTAACTTAACATCCCTCTCATAACGAATTTTAGCCCACATTCTTTCGGTGTCTGGGACCCAAGTCAAAGTTTCCAAGTCAAGGGTTGATGATTGCACCATTTTCTCTGGTAGTTTTAAAGCTTTTCCTTTTTGAATAACGTATTCATTAGGGTTATAACTTCCTTCAATCCAAACTTCACTTTCTTTACAATTAATCTCAACATCAAGAGGTGAAGTAGTGATAGTCCGATCAATAGCCCCAGTACTTTTGTTGTATATCGTTACAGTAATCATCTCTTTACCTCCAAGGCCGTCATAACTCTACCTGTTGCGTAAGTAGCCGAATTACCACTCTGTGATCTATTCATTTTTATACTGTAAGTAACAGAACCCGCGCTATTTCCTGTATCCATAAAGGAACCAGCAAAAAAGTTTGTAGAGATAATATAAGGGTCGTAATTAAGACCGTTGTAGCCCGCTTCAACACGATAAATCAAAACGTTATCTCTATATAATTTGAAGGGCATAGCTACACCAAGAGCAGATGAGTTTTCTTCAAGTGTAAAGGACCAAGCAATTAATACGCTTGCTCCAGAAGAAGTAAAGGTTAGAGTTGAAACTTCGTAGTCTTGATAAAGATTAGTAAATTGTAGCAAATTGTTGTTAATACTTGTAGTAGGAATAGTAACAGCTTGCCCTGCAATTTTTATTGTTTCTACTGATGCATCCGCAATGTTTGCAGTATCAACTGAAATCGATCCAAGGTTAGCAGTTATAGCTGAAAGATCAGTTACGCTTATTTTATCCGCAGTAACAGCATCCGCCGCTATAGCATTCGAAGTAACAGTTCCCGACACAAGCAAATCACCGTCAATAAAGGCTGTTTGTTCTACCCAAGCATCGTTTGCGGCGTTTCTTAAATAACCTGTAGCTTCGTTAAGTGTGTTTGTCAGGATAAATCGGTCTGCTACTGTTTGGGCGAGGCCTGTTGCCGTAGCAAAAAAGTTATTAACTTCTGATGTAGTTAGACCTGCAGTGCTTGTGGATGTTAGAGTTTCATATCTCCACCAACCGGGACCTCGCAGTCCGTCAGTACCATTACTACCGTCAGTACCATTACTACCGTCAGTACCATTACTACCGTCAGTACCATTACTACCGTTTGTTCCAGAGTCTCCTTTTGTTAACACCCAACTATAATCAGTGGGATCAGAAGAATCACTAGATATAAAGTCAACATAGGTACCTACGTATTCTTTATTGGTTGGTGACTGACTAAAACCACCACCTGAGCTTGTATCAGCGTAAGCAATGTGTAAGTAAGAAGTCTCACCATTAGTACCGTTAGTACCTGCAGTACCATTAGTGCCGTTTGTTCCAGAGTCTCCTTTTGTTAACACCCAACTATAATCAGTGGGATCAGAAGAATCACTAGATATAAAGTCAACATAGGTACCTACGTATTCTTTATTGGTTGGTGACTGACTAAAACCACCTCCTGAGCTTGTATCAGCGTAAGCAATGTGAAAGTAAGAAGTCTCACCGTTAGTACCATCTACACCAGCAATGCCATTTGTACCATCTGTACCGTCAATACCATTAGTACCGTCAATACCATTAGTACCGTTTGTTCCAGAGTCTCCTTTTGTTAACAACCAGTTATAATCAGTGGGGTCAGAAGAATCACTAGATATAAAGTCAACATAGGTACCTACGTATTCCTTATTTGTTGGTGACTGACTAAAACCACCACCTGAGCTTGTATCAGCGTAAGCAATGTGTAAGTAAGAAGTCTCACCATTAGTACCGTTAGTACCTGCAGTACCATTAGTACCTGCAGTACCGTCAGTACCGTCGGTACCATTTGTCCCAGAGTCTCCTTTTGTTAACACCCAATTATAATCAGTGGGATCAGAAGAATCACTAGATATAAAGTCAACATAGGTACCTACGTATTCCTTATTTGTTGGTGACTGACTAAAACCACCCCCTGAGCTTGTATCAGCGTAAGCAATGTGAAAGTATGACGTTTCACCGTTAGTACCATCTACACCAGCAATACCATTTGTACCATCAATACCATCTGTACCGTTTGTTCCATTATTACCGTCTTCACCAACAAACAATGCAAAGGAGATACCTGTGGTTACTGGAAGGGTAGGTAAGTCCCCATTATAAGGGTAATAAGCAACAAAGGTATTTGGGCCGAGAGTGTAGCTTTGTGTATTTGAAGCCTCATTTTCTGTATTAGCATATACTACAGCCACTTTTCCAACTGTAGTTAGTTGAATTGTTTCTACTGACGAAAGTGCTCGGACAGAATACTCACCAATAGAGTTAACAGACCTTACAGAAAATACGTAGGGGTTTGTTTGTAGACCGGGAACATCTATTTCACTACCAAAAGTTACCCCTATAGTTCTAAATATTGCTGACCCATTTTGAGCATTAGTTAAGCTATCAGTTGTGTACTCAACAAGGTAGCTTCTTACAAAGGCATCATTCGGTGTTGTCCAAGTAATTTTACCCGAAGATGTACCAAGGTCATTTGCAGCTGAGTCAAAAAGTACAGCTAGTGGTGGAGATACTACCTGTTTTGGAACAATCCTGTTTTTATAAGCAATATCGTCATCAATATTCCAAGCAAGGACAGCAAAGTTAAACTCGTAAGCATCTACCTTTACAGATAAATCGCTATTAATCTTTGCTGAGTCAACTCGCCATACAGAGCTAGAGATATTCAAAGAATCTGATTGTAATATAAAGAAATCTCCCGGTTCTAGTAGTAGGGCTTTTCTTTGCAGTACGCAGCTAATTACAGCACCAGATCTACTAAAACGAACCATTTCCTCTGCTTTAGCAAGTGCGTGGTAAGGGTCTGTAATACCTGCTGGACTAATAGCTGTACGAAATTCTTGTCCGTTATCCTCAGTAAGGTATTGAGCATGGACAGAAGATCCAAGAGCGGGCCAACTAACAGAGTCATCTTTGAAATCGTTGTAGGCGTTAGGGAAGCGAACAGTTACCTGATTGTACTTATCTTCAGAGCTAGGCCAAGCAAGTTGAATATCTGACTTGATAATATCACTGTCGTCAAACGCATGTCGGCTATCAACTAAACCATTTGCTACAGAAGGCTGTTCTGTCGGGTTTACCAGATTGAGCTTGTATGTACCACCTGTCCAGATAAGGGTTGCTTGACTCATAGATTCAAGAATCTGCGAAATGTTATCACGGATAGGGTTTCTAGTGTCAACAATGTGGTTTAACTCAAATAGTTTAACATCTGTTGTTCCAGATCCTCCCGTAATCTTACCACTTTTAGTAGCACCTGTTTTTACAGTAGTGTCACAAATAGCCTTAGCATTAAAAAAGGACTCAAGGTCTATATTTGTTAAGGATAAACCACGCCCATAAATAGTGTTTGTAAGGTAATCAAGAAGACACCGAGAAGGGTTACTGCTGTAAGTCTTAGTTGAAGAAAGAGAGTAAACCCCACTAGACTCCTCAATATCATAAACGAGCTGTCCTTCAACATAGAAGTTAAGTCGTGGTATACCATTACTAAACTGAGGGTCGTCTCGGTTTAACTTAAACACGCAGGCTGCGTAGGTGGTATCTGTGAACAGGTTGTTAGAGTTGAAGCCGTTTGCAACACTCATGTTATCTACACCGCCTTCATTGTATACATTTATACGGAGGCTATCTAAAAATTTATTATCAAATATGCTTGTACCTTCAATATCAACAGCGGTTACGCGAGAAATACCAGCAAAGGCCATTGCATTTTGTGTTATAA